CCTTGATCAGCTGCGATGGCGTCCTCAATTGCTTTGAGGGTTTTGACTGCTTTTTGAATTGCCATGTTCGATCCTTTCGACATGGATACCAGCCCGGCGCAGGAATCCGATCCCGTCTTCGTTCCGATACACGTCTCGATAAAATACCTCTTTCACCCTTGCACCCTGCAGGCGCTTCGAACACTCAATGCACGGTGCAGTCGTAACAAACACGCTGGCCCCAACACTACTCAACGCACTTCGAGTGATCTTGTCCAATGCGTTCTGCTCTGCATGTATCACTTCCGGCAGTGTAGCGGAACCGTCGGGGACTTCACAACTGTTGTCCCACCCAGCAGGCGTCCCGTTATATCCAGGAACAACGATGTCATCGATCACAATGACACATCCAACTTGACGACGCTGGGCATAGGATAGTCGAGCATATTGCTCTGCCACATCCATGTGAATTCGTTTGAATTTCTCTTTCATGGGAGCTTGTACTTATCGCGGCAAGGGGCACAGATACCTTGAATAAGCCGACCGTACCATTCTCCGCAAATTTCGCAGTCTCCCGCCTTGCCCTGCGGTATCTCGTAGTTGGTTTTCAAATTGGACATATAAACCTCGGTGTCCTGTTGTGCGCGATCTGCGTCGTCTGCCATATATCCTCCGTCAATTAAAAGGGAGCACCCGAAAGAGTGCTCCCTGTTTTTGCTGCTTACTGTTGCGGAGCTGCCCAAGGCGGAGTTCCGGCCGGAGCTGCGGAGGCTTGCAACATCCAGGGCGGGATGGCGCCTTGTGCCGGATGCTGCGGAGCGGGCGCTTGCTGCGGAGCGGGCGCTTGCTGCGGAGCGGGCTGCTGAACCGGAGCTGCTGCAGGGGCTGGCACGGGTTGCTGCCAGGGTTGCTGTGCGGCGGGGGCTTGCCACTGCGGTGCCGCAGCAGCCGGGGCAGGGGGCGGCTGGGGCGGCGCAAACTGCGGGGCCGGTACTACGGGGGCGGCAGCGGGTTGGCCGGCCCACGGTGCGGCCTGCGGGGCTGCTGCCGGTTGCGGTGCGGGAGCCCACGGTGCAGCACCAGTCGGAGCGCCGCCCACCGGACCATCAACCTGCTCGTTGATGTTCTTGTAGGCGGTGATTTCGTTGGACGCCTCGTAGTCACCGCTGGCGGCACGAACCTTGACCTTCACCTTGAGCGGGCGGCCGTGGAGTTGCTGGCTATCCTGCACTTGCATGACGCCGACTGCGTGGCAGATCGCGGACAGTTGCTTGTAGGCGATTTCCTGCGCCACCGGATTGGCGTTGCGAAGGTTGAGGCCGCTGAAGATCTTGCGGTTGGCGTACTGGCCGTCAATGATGTTGAAACGCAGAGCGAGACGCATCCCGCCTTCCTGCTTCGTCGGTTTCATTTCCGACTCGTCGATCATCACGTTGTACCAGCCAGCCGGTACGGGATCGGAAAGGCCGGTGTCCGGCGCGACTTGGGATGCATCGAAGTTAAGCTGTGCCAATTTAATTCTCCAGAGTGTGAATGTGATAAATGCGCTTGTTTTGGGCCTGTTGTTCTACCGTTGCCCAGCGGCAATTGCTCGGTTCGTAGTTACCGAACGGATCAATTCTGTCAATGCTCAGCCCCTTAGGAGCCTCACCCATGTCCCGAAGGAAATTTTCAAAAATGTGCCAGTCGTCGCATACGCGGACTCCTTTCATTCCGTAGTCTTCATAATCCTCGCAGGCGGGATTGTAGCAACGTCGTTTCATAGCACACCAACACTGATAAGTCTTACTGGGCTTTTGCCCAACGGTGTGCCCGTGCCTGAAGTTGTTACCCTTCTTAAACCCGCACCCACAATGGAGCGCGGTCTTAAGATGCTCGGTTTGCTTTGTGCAGGTATTGCCGCAATCGCACAAGCAGACCCATGTTGTTCGGTTCCCATAAACGCGAGGGCCTGGTTCAATGCAGGTAAGCATTCCGAACTTCTGTCCTGTAAGATTGCGGGGGCTTTTCATCGTTGAAATACCTTGTTGAAGATGTGCGTGAGGTTCGGTTGCTCCACAGGATCCAGCATACCGCTCCGATCTTTTGCTTCGTACTGTAGATCGGGCTGAGTCTGAAGAAACCTGTAGGATTCCCCGTCTGGCGCCTTATTAAGACCGAGTCGCATTACAAAGTCAAAATAATAGCACAATTTCGGCCCGAGTTTGTTGCCAGGCATGGCGGGTCCGTACTTGACCACACCAGTGAGCTCGTCCTTGGACGGTTCCATCTTGGCGCTCATATAGACGTTCATGTTCGGAAGGTCGCGGTAAGCGCGGATCACGCTTTCCATCTTCTCGATCAGCTCGCCGTATGCTTGACGCGGGTCTTTCACCTGCCGCTTGGCGTTGTTGAGTACGACTTCCGCCACCTCGGACAGACTGTCAATACACACCGTCTGGAACTGTCGCGCTTCCGCGCTGTTCGAGAGCCATTGGTGTGCTTCGGTCAGGTCCTGGACGGTACTGATCTCGATCATGGGGATCCGCATGTTGCGAAGCGACAGCTCCCCGCCTTCCGCGCTAAGGATAATCGGGTTCGGTGCAGTGGAGCAGAGAACGGTCTTACCCATCCCCGCGCCACCATACACCAACACCTTGACCCCGTTCATCTGGGCAGCTTGGTCGGTCGTTGTGAATTTCAATGCCATTATGGCTCCTTACATATCAATCGGATCACGGAAACCGATCCACACAGGAAAGCGTGGCGCGTCCTTGACGCCTATCTCGAAATGCTTGTATTTGACAATCGCACCAACCAGTCGGTCTCGCTGCTGCCAAATTTGCTTCCGGTGAATAGCAGTGTATCCCGTTCCGATCTTGAAGGCAACACCTGTGGCGCAGTCCTCAACCTGCAACGCGCCAAGCGTGTCCATCGGCACAAGATTCTCTTGATGACTGCTGCGCTTTGTGTGCCCAAGCTCGTCGAGCTGTGCTTCGTTTGCATTGTGCATCAGCTCTTCGAATCCCGTGATGCGTGCTTCCCCATCACTGAACCGCTTGAGCTTGAGCAGGTAGCCTTCGCGAGCAGTGCTTCGCCCATGCTTGTAGATACCAGCAGGCGACCGAAGCATCACGCCCTCGTACCCTTGCGCCAACACCTCGGACTCGTACCGCAAGAGCTCTTCCTCGGAGGTGACGTAGCGTTGCTCCAGGAGCTTCACTCGAGGGAACTTGTCACCTTCAACAATGTCGGCCAGACCGTCAATGAGGCGCGGAAGCCTGTGGTTATACGGTCGAGCAGGGTCTGGGTCGTTGAAGTAGTCAAACGCATAGAACGTGAAGTCAGGAGCCCCGTCTTGTGACATCACTCCGCTACTGGTTACGCGATACACGTCCTCAGCAGCAGGCGGCCCCACAATGAGCTCACCATCCAACCCTTCCAGCATGGGATTTCCGAGGTACTGCTGCACAAAGCGATTCGGAATCGGCTTCAACGTGCGGGACAGGGCTTGCGCCCCGCTGACCACACATCGCACGCCGTCCAGCTTTGGGCTTGCGTACAACGGGAACACCAGCTTCGCGGGTGCTTCCACAGCGAGCATCGGCGCGAGCCGCTGGATGAGTTGGATTTCGCGTGCCATTACATGGTCTCCTTGAATGCGGCCACAGCGTAGGGAACAATCGGCTCAACCAGCTCCAGCATCGCTTCCGCATACACGCGGATTTCTTTCTGTGCGTGCTCGTGCAGGCGCAGGCGCAGGAAGTGGAACAGGTTATGCAGATCGACGGTTGCGAACATGCGTGAATAAGTCGAGCACGGAAGAATGCTACGAGCCAGCTCCCTAGGGCATCCTCGAGATAACAACCTCTTGTAAAGAGCAAAGTTGCTGACCATGGAATCGATCATTGCAATCCGTATCACGTCAGCTTGAGGATGCAACTCGTCATTCCTCATTTGCTTGTTCGACTCGCTTTGATGCGTGATGTCGGACAGCTTGGGAACGTAGAACTCTTCCGGGAGCTCGGCGTAACGGGCGCTGACCTCGTTGTAAGACCACGTCCGGTGGCGGTGCCACTGGCGGAACACGAAAAGCGGAGCCTTGACTTCAAACGTGAAGGTGACCGCTTCGAACGGGCTGGTGTGGTGGTTCTTCATCAGGTAGGAGATGAGCTTCTCGTCCTTACCCGCGTCGTCACCAGTGCGCCAGTCGGCGTCGTAGCTTACACGGGCAGCGCGAACGATAGACAGGTCATTGCCCATGTGATCTACCAGCCGCACAAGGCCGTGATCCAATACTTTGATTTCGCTCATGCTTGCTCACCTGCTTTCTTTGCCTTTGCGGGCAACACGATTTCAAGAGCCGGAGAACCGGGCTTCACAATCAAGGCGCGGTCAAAGAGCTGGCGCTGCTCTTCGGTCAGCGTGCGGTATTCTTTCAGCACAAGTGAAGGCTTGTACTGCACCAGCGCATCCGCAGAGATACCAGCTTCAGCGAACTGCTCTTTCATTGCACCAAGGGCGCCCAGATCGATGTCTCGGTTGATAGTGTGCTTACCCTTGAGAACCCATCCATCAGCAAGCGGTGCGGAGTTGGTGCCCTCCACAGGGGACGGGAAGTAGGCGCCAAAGATCTTCTGGCGCAGCAGCATCTCGGACGCCCTGATGCGCCTCAGGTCTTCTTGCAAGCGATACCATTCTTCGAGGTCCGCCTGCGTCACGGTGTTGGTTGGAATGTTAGTCATTATGACCGCCCTCCGAATCGAACAGATCACCTTGTACGGCACAACCAGTTCCGCCGGTGCTACCGAAACCACCTTCGCCGCGATCGGTGCTGGACAGCTCTTGCACTTCCCAGAACGCGACCTGCTGCACGGGCACGACCATCGCTTGGGCAATGCGGTCACCGTGGCGGAACGTGACGGACTGCCCATCGGTGTTGTCGTTCGTCAGCTTGACTTGCACCTCTCCACGGTAGTCGCTGTCAATAACGCCGACGCAGTTCGCAAGGCGAATGTCGTTCTTGAAACCGTGCCCGCTGCGCGAGTAGATCAGCATCACGTGACCTTCCGGAATCTCGAACGCGAGGCCGGTGCGGATAACCGCAGGAGTACCCGGATTCGCCATGTGGTAAGACGTGTCCTCGGGCACCATGCAAGCATGGAGATCGAAGCACGCAGCTCCGACGCTGGCGTACTGCGGAATGATTGCTTCCGGCACCAGCTTCTTGACTTTGATTTGCATTGACTTCTCCTTAAAGTGCGGGATGCACGAACGCAATAATATCGTGACCCGCGTTAATATGCAAACATCTAATTCATGGGGCATCAGGAAGAGAAACAATCTGATACGCCTTGCCAATTGCTCCCCATTGCTCACGAGCCTTGTCCTTCGATACCTCGACAAGATAACCGCTATCAACAAGGCTCCTGATTGTCAAGTCCATTGCAGCGGTCTGTCCAAGTTTATGCCTGACAAACGAATTCGTGCGTTGCAAACGAATCTGAAGGTACTTGCGGGCGACCACACCAGCGGTCCGCATCGTGTCGGGCAGCTTGTATCCAGGCGTGATCGGGTGTTGCAGGTATTCAGCCAGCACGGCCAGCATCTTGCGTTCCCGAACGATGTCCCCGTCACCGACGTCCCCTTCATGCATCTTGCGACGCATGATCTTGATGTCACTGTGGATCAAGTTGAGCGCCCATTCCGCATGGTCTTCCGTGACGATAGGTGTGCTGAAGTTGTCGCACACGGCCAGCAGCCCAGCGACCTTGAGCGCCTTCAGGTGCGCCCGGTTCCACATCTGACGCCAGGACTCGTCGTCGGTGCTGTTGATTTCCTTGTCGCAGTGCTTGTCGAATGCGTCCAGCATATCCTGGGCAGGGCGCGACAACGTGACATCC